AGTTTGAACCGTTTGAATATCAAGATAGATTATTACACAGCTACCACGATTACCGATTTAACATTAACATGATGCCACGGCAGTCAGGTAAAACAACATGTGCAGCCGGTTACTTGCTGTGGTTTGCAATGTTTCATCCTGATCAAACTATTCTAGTAGCCGCGCACAAATACACGGGCGCACAAGAAATTATGCAACGTATCCGTTACGGATATGAATTATGTCCTGATTATATCAGGGCAGGTGTGACGAACTACAATAAAGGTTCGATGGAGTTTGAAAATGGTTCAAGAATTGTTAGTGCAACTACTACCGGTAATACTGGTCGTGGTATGTCAATATCCCTACTATACTGCGATGAGTTTGCATTCGTTCAACCCAACATTGCTGAAGAATTTTGGACTTCAATATCCCCGACACTAGCAACTGGTGGACGAGCAATTATCACTTCGACACCTAACAGTGACGAAGATACATTTGCTACTATCTGGAAAGAAAGTCAGGACAAATTTGATGGCTTTGGCAACGAACGAACAGACAATTTAGGGCGTAATGGCTTCCATGGATTCCGTGCAGAGTGGGACGAACATCCTGACCGCGATGATGCATGGCGTCAAGTTGAGATGGGGCGTATTGGCGAAGAACGTTTCCGTCGTGAGTATGGATGCGAGTTCTTAGTTTATGATGAGACGCTGGTTAACAGTTTAAAATTAGCAGAATTGCTCGGTCGTGAACCGATACAACGCATGGGGCAAGTTCGCTGGTATAAAAAGCCAACGCCTGGAAGTTTGTTTTTAGTATCACTCGATCCAAGTTTAGGCACCGGCGGCGATTATGCAGGTATACAAATATTTGAATTACCTAGCTTTGTACAAATCGGAGAATGGCAGCATAATCTTACGCCAATCCAAGGTCAAATTAAGATTTTGAGAGATGTTTTAAAATACATTCAAGAAGAAATCGGAGACGATTATGCTAACAGCATCTACTGGAGTGTTGAAAATAATACAGTAGGCGAAGCAGGACTTGTAGTTATTGCAGATTTAGGGGAAGATACTTTCCCCGGATTATTTGTCAGCGAACCTGCTAAAAAAGGGCATGTTCGTAAATTCCGCAAAGGATTTAATACTACATTTGGCAGCAAGATATCTGCCTGTAGTCGTTTAAAATACTTAATCGAAGAAGAAAAAATGAAATTAAACAGTAAGAGTTTAATTAGTGAATTGAAGTCGTTTATTGCCGCAGGGACAAGTTTTAAAGCTAAAGCTGGGCAACATGATGACTTGGTAAGTGCATTATTGCTAATAATACGCATGAGTGTAGTACTAGCAGAATGGGACCCAAAGGTGTTTGAAACACTAAGTATTAACAATGGAATGGACGACGACTGGGAAGCCCCGTTGCCGATATTTATTTCCAGTAATGTAGCATAAATATAAGATGAACGCTAATCTCGACAAAATTGCCAAAGATTTATACGGTAAAATACAAGTCCGATTCCCTGATATTCAATTCGGGGACGAAGAAGGTAACGTATTAAGTAAAAAAGAAGATATTCCTAGAGCCAGGTTTTTTGAATTTGAATATTCAGAAAACGGAGAAGCATTAGGAACTATTGCTATCACACTTGACGAAGACGACGGAATCGTTATTCAAATCAGCGGTGATTTAGTAGACGATGATAACTCTATGCACGGCGGAGCATATCAGTTTATTAGAAGTTTTAGAAAATTTGCTAAAACACGTCTACTAAATTTTGATATTCAGAACATTGGCAAAAGCGAATTAGATAAACGAGATTATGAATTTCAGGCGAAACGTAAGGAAGAAAATATTATGGAAAGTAAGATGTACGGAACTAGTAAAATTAGTTACCAGGACCTGGGCGAAGCCCGCCTAGTTGTCAAACACAGCCAGCCAATTAATTTAGATCTTCCAGCAGGTCGAACTATGCACATTGAAGGCATTTATATTGAGAATGCTAATGGAGAACGTTTCCGCTATCCAGCAAAACATTTAAATGGTGCTCGCGCTCTAGCAGAACACATTAAACATGGCGGCAATCCTTATGACAGCATTGGCAAACATATCTGTGGACTAAGTGAAGAACTAGCAAGTTTACGCAAGTTCAAAGGATTTGTTAGTCGTCAAGAACAGATTAGCGAAGCAATGGGAAATGTAACTGGACGAGTCATTGAACGTATCGACCAGATTAAAGAAACAATCCATAAGTTACAACGTAGTGCATATTACGAGTCGTTCGTAGAAAGTTTTGAAGCACAGGAAGAACAAATGATTCCTGAGTCAGTTGTAGATGACTTAGTTAATAGATTAACTATTCGAACATTTAACGAAGAATTAAAATCAGTATTTCCATACATTTATAAATTCATCGACGAATCAGAAATTGATGTAGTTGAAGTTAACCCAGACGAATTACTAAGCGATTCATACAACCCTAACTCAGTTAGCGCACAACATCGTAGAGACATGCAATCGAACCACGAATCTAACATTCGTAAGAAAGCAGAAGCAGGCGACGAAGATGCTAAAAAGCGTTTAGAGTTAATGCTCAAACATAAAGAGCGTAGAGCAAACGATTATAATGATCGCATGGAACGCGAATCTATAGATCCTGAATCTCAATTCGAATCTTTCATGGATAACATTTATCATGAAGGTATGGCAGATGCTGTAGGGAAAGATTTGCTATTCAGCAAAGACAAAGGCCTACAAACTAGAGCCATTGCAGATTTTAATAGTCAAGTATTAAGCCAAGAACTACCAGCTGGCAGTCAAGGGCAAACTGCTATCGATACATTAATGGGTTTTATTGACGACGCACAGTTTTTAAATTCTTTACGTGACCAAGACGCAAATCTTGATGTGCGTTCAATGGTACAGGACTATGTGCAAGAACGCGATCCGCATGTTGCAGTCCAATTACATTTTGGCGAAGAAGATGGCGGAGAAGAAATGCCAGATGCAGAGCCTGCGGCACCAGAACCGGCTCCTGCAGAACCAGCAGCACCTGCACCAGCCGCTGCACCAGCGGAACCAGCGGCACCTGCTGCGGCACCAGTACCAGTAGCAGAAGCTGAAGAAGATCCGCCGTTTGATGGTCCTTATAAAAAGAGTACAGGTACAGTTACTGATAAGAGTGGCGCTAAACATGGCGGCCACAGCCAAGCTAAACATTTAGCACAAAAAGGCATCAAAGCAGCAATTGCCAAAGCTAAGAAAGCAGGTGCAACTTTAGATACAAAAATTGATTTCGGCCATAAAGAAATGTCTTTACATGATGCTATTCAAGAATGCGGCATGACTGTTGAAGAAGCTGGCTTCGAGCAACCGATGGAAATGGGCCTACCTGCAATGTTAAGATACGTCAGTGGATTCTATAATAAAGATGAAAGTAATTTCCCACTTGGTGGAATGCGTGTTAAGATTAAAGTTAAAAAAGCTGCTGAAGACGGAGAGTTTGGTGAGTTTGATCCTGCCGAATTAATCAAAGTTATCAAGTTTATCGACATGAAAGATCCAAGCGGTGACGAACAACATAATGTATTGCGTCTTGCAGGAGTTCAGCAACCTGAACGTGAAATGGACGAAGCAGGCGGCATGCCTGACTTTGACGGAATCATGCAAGGTATCCAAGGACAACTGGCAAACATACAAAAAGATCCTAATGCTAAATTTACACAATCAAATACTAGTTCAGGCACAATTAACGGACAACCCGCAGCATACAACGATGTGATGTCCAAGGCTAATCAAATGCAATTTAGGATGCCCAAATTTGGTGACGATGATACGGACGATGCTCCGTTTGATTTCAATAATCCGGATGACATCGGGCAAAGAATGCAAAAGAAAATCGGCGGAGCCTTTAGCAAAATGCAAGGTCAAATGCCAAATCAAAATGTTCAATTTCCTGGTGGGCAGATGAATCCTGCTGACACTATGAAGAGCATTATGAATAAAATCAATTTTGGGAAATAATAATTATGAAATCATTACGCGACTATATGAATTTAGTTTCGCTTGCAGAAGGTGGAGTTACCTTACCTAATGCAGACGGAACAACACCTCCAGGAGCATTTACTGGCGCCGATCAAGTAGCATTGAATCAAAAGATGAGTGCCCAAGCGGCAGCACCTGGCGGATTAGCAAATATTAAGCCTGGACTGGCAGCACCTCTCGGTAAAGACGGCAAGCCTATGAAGGAAGTTCCACTAGATGCTCCAGCGGCAGCACCAGCGACAGCGGCAGCACCAGCTGGCCCAGCAAGTCCTTGGGCAAACGATCCTGCTAAAGATGCTGCATGGAAAGCATTAACTCCAGAAGACCAAAAGTGGTTAGGCGGTGCCGATCCTACAGATAAATTTATTCTAATGAGAGCTCCTAAGAAAGGTGCGCCGGCCGCAGCACCTGCGGCAGCGGCAGCTCCAACAGCACCAGCAGCGGCACCAGCGGCAGCTCCAGCAATGACAGCGGCCGATCAAGAGGACGCAGATATGGGTGCGGCAATGACAGCAAATGCTCAAGCCGCTACACAAGCAGCCAACGGCGTTAATGCAGCCGGACAGAATGTTACAATGCCAGACGGAACAAATCCAGAGACCGGCGAAAAAACTACAACTACAGCAGCCGCTCCAGCGCCAGCAGCTGGACAAGGAGCATCTCCAACTGCACCTGCTAACAGAGATGCAATGCCGTTCGGTAAAGCATTCGCTGATGCCAAAGCTAAGGGTGAATCTGCATTTACTTGGAAAGGTAAATCATATGCTGTTAAAATGGCTGACCCTGCTAACAAAACTGCTGAAGTAGCCAAACGTACTGGTGTGGCAATGAATAGTACTGCTGGCGGCGGACGCGGCAGTATGGTACCGCCAACACCACCAGTTAAAGAATCGGCATACGACGAAGTAGAACGATTGGTTGGATTAGTTCATTATAGATAATTGGTTAAAATAACCACATTTAAGGCAAGATTTTACTTGCTCTTATAAATAAAAGCGTATACAATAACATGTATGCGCTTTTTGTTTTAACGGGTGTTAAGACAAATACAGGCAAATAAAAATCGCAGAAATGCAAAACATAGGCTTACAACAGGAGAAATACTATGGCTACATTAGCAGAAATTAGAGCAAAACTTAAAGCATCTGAACAAAAAGGTTCAGGAGAACGTACAGGCGGAGATAATTCAATTTACCCGTTCTGGAATTTGAAAGAAGGTGACGAATCCGTAATGCGATTCCTTCCAGATGGAAACACCGACAACACCTTTTTCTGGGTTGAACGTGCAATGATTAAATTGCCGTTTGCAGGCGTTAAAGGCGAATCCGAAAGCAAACCAGTTATTGTGCAAGTACCGTGCGTGGAAATGTATGGCGACACTTGTCCGATTCTATCTGAAGTCCGTGCATGGTTTAAAGATCCAGCATTGGAAGATATGGGTCGTAAGTACTGGAAGAAACGTAGTTACATTTTCCAAGGCTTTGTCGTTGAAGACGGCCTGAGCGAAAAAGAAACTCCAGCAAACCCAATCCGTCGATTCATCATCGGCCCACAAATCTTTACAAGCATTCGTGCCGCTTTGGTTGATCCAGAGTTGGAAGACTTGCCAACAGACTTTGTGCATGGTTTGGACTATCGCATGAAGAAAGGTTCAAAAGGCGGTTACGCTGATTACTCAACTTCAAGCTGGGCACGTCGTGAGCGTCCATTGAATGATAACGAACAGGCTGCTATCAAAGCACATGGCCTTTACAACTTGTCAGACTTCTTGCCAAAGAAGCCAACTGATGTTGAATTGAAGGTTATGAAAGAAATGTTCGAAGCATCAGTTGACGGTGAAGCATATGACATGGATCGCTGGGGTCAATACTTCAAACCAGCTGGCATGAGTCAGAACACTGGTGATCCACAAAAAGCATCTGCTCCTAAGGCAGCACCTGCTCCACAAGCATCACATGCTGATGAAGATGACACACCTGCTCCAGTAGCAAAAGCTACACCAGCACCAGCGGCTGAAGCTAGCAGTGGCGGCGATCGTGCGCAAGATATCCTTGCAATGATTCGCAATCGTCAAAAGTAATAATTGATACAGCCCCGGGGTTTGTTGGTATAGCCTCCTCCCGGGGCGCCTCATTATGAAAATATTTAATAAGAGCATTGATGTATTTTGGACTCCGTGGTCCTGGACCGAAGCGTGGCCTAAAACTGCGTACTTCGAACCTGAGCCTGTTATTAAGACTGTCTTACATAACAGAGGCAACGACTTGGAATATTTGAAATGTCCATCGTTTCAAAATTATTATCATAATACGTTTCTTATTCGATGCCCTGTTGACCTTACTATTTTTATTCAATCTAATCCAGATGGATCTAAAAGTATTTCGTTAAAAGAGTTTGACCAAAAATTCTTTGATACACATATACATCCTAGATTCAATCAGAATAGTACTAACTCAATGCTTAGTATAGATTTTCTTTACTTGTTTTATAGTGAAGAAACTGTTATTTTAGAGCAGAGTTCAGCTGCCATGGAATCCACTGCATTTGTAAAAAATACAGTTCAAGTCCCTGGAGAATACGATATTTCTAAATGGATACGAGCAATGGGTTGTGCATTTGAAATTATAGATGATACCAAACCGATTGAATTAAAGAGGGGAGATCCGCTATACTATGTTAAGTTTAGAACTGACAAAGACGTAAACTTAGTTAGAGTAGACCAGTCGACTACATTAGAAAAACTCGAAAGTTCATGTTCTAAGTTAAAGAAATACGTTGCAAAAAATAGTCTTGAAGAGAATTATAAATCAGCCGAACCGTTGATTAATTTTCATAAGATGGAACTATTTAAGAAAAAAACTTGTCCATTTAAATTTTGGAACAAATATAAAGGAAAATAATTATGGCTACTAAGGCATTTGATTTAAGTAAATTTAGAAAAACCCTAACTAAAAGTATTGACGGGTTAGGCATTGGATTTAATGATCCAACTGATTGGGTTAGCACAGGAAACTTTGCATTGAATTACCTCATTAGTGGAGATTTCCACAAAGGTATTCCTTTGGGCAAGGTTACTGTATTCGCAGGCGAATCTGGCGCTGGCAAGAGCTATATCTGCTCCGGAAACATTATTAAAAACGCACAAGAGCAAGGCATTTACTGTATTCTAATTGATACAGAAAACGCACTTGACGAACAATGGTTGAAAGACCTTGGCGTTGATACTAGCGATGATAAGTTGCTGAAACTTAATATGGCTATGATTGATGATGTGGCAAAAACTATCCATGAATTCATGTCTGAGTACAAGGTAATGGAGAATCGTCCTAAAGTCATGTTTGTCATAGACTCACTGGGTATGTTGCTTACCCCTACTGACATTAACCAGTTCCAAGCTGGCGATATGAAGGGTGACATGGGCCGTAAACCTAAAGCACTTACATCGTTAGTTCGTAATTGTGTAAACATGTTTGGTAATCACAATGTTGGAATGGTATGTACTAACCACACATACGCTTCACAAGATATGTTCGATCCAGATGACAAAATCAGTGGTGGTCAAGGTTTTGTATACGCAAGTTCTATCGTAGTTGCTATGAAGAAATTGAAGTTGAAAGAAGACGAAGATGGTAACAAGGTATCGGAAGTAAATGGTATCCGTGCTTCATGTAAAATTATGAAGACTCGTTACTCGAAGCCTTTTGAGACATTGCAGATTAAGATTCCGTATTCAACAGGTATGAATCCATACAGTGGCTTGGTAGATATGTTTGAAAAACAAGGCCTACTAGTACAACAAGGCAACAGACTCAAGTATGTTGATCCAACTACCGGCGAAGAGTTCTTATTCTACCGAAAAGAATGGAAAGATGATAAATTAGATATGATAGTGAAGAATTATCATCTTAAATCTACAACTACAACAACCATTCTTGAGGAGAACGAGGAACATGTTGACTGAAACACAAATTAGCGATGTATGGGTAATGTTCACAGACTTTATCGATAAGAAACAGCTAGAAGCTGCCGCTGAACGCTATGTCGAATTGCTAGCAGACTATGGCGTTAGCGATTTAGTCCTGGCTGCAACTACTGGCATCGATGAGACACTGGATAAAGCCATTGAATACTATTTAGACGAAGACGAACTCGACGACGACGAAGATAGTGACTATCAAGAATTGGAATTTTAATGTGGTATAATAAGATTGCTAAGGATATTTCTTATATTCCCGATGCTGTGGATTACTTTAATACTGAGCTGATTGATGCTAAAACCGAATGCCGGATTTCCGGTAACGTGGAGAAAGCAGCCGCAAACATGCCCGGTATTGTGGAGCATAGATTCGGACAATTACAAGAAATCGAAGCAGTCTTAGAGTATCTAAACATTGAACTTCGAAGATTGAAAAGTCAACACTTTCGCAAATATTTAGAGAACTATCAACGTGCTCTAAGTAGTAGAGATTGTGAGAAATTTGTCGAGGGCGAAGCAGACGTAGTTGATTTTGAAAAGATTATCAACGAGTTTGCTTTACTTCGCAACAAGTGGCTAGGTATTACTAAAGCACTTGATCAAAAGCAATGGCAAATTACCAACATTGTAAAACTACGTGTCGCTGGCATGGAAGACGCAACGCTTTAAGCAATTTTCCCAAAAGTTGTCCAATAGGCCTTAAATATTTTATGGCCTATTTTTTTGTCTAAAAGGTTTGACTTTTAATTACTTTAGTGTATAATAACATTATGATGACAGTTGATCAATTACTATTACAAATTTTGCATTTTACAGATACAACTGTAGAAGAATTCCTTCCAAAGAAGGACGCTCGTATATTGAGAAGTTTTGCCTCGCTTTTGAGCAATGGTGCATTCTTTACAGAAAATCAAGGCAATTTATTGTTAAAGATATTACAAGATAACCTGGAAAAAATTCCTCACGTTAAAGAAGAGTTAGCAGATGCGTTGAATAATCCTACATGGTCGAAGAGATTTAGATCTTTGCAAATTTACAAAAAATTGTACCTGTCATTAGACGCAGATAAGGATCCATGCATTACTATCGAGTTTACATTTTCGTCAACTACTAGAAAATTATTGCAAGACCTTACTAAAAATATTAGTAATCTGATTGCAGTTACAAATGGAAGATTGTATACAGCAGAATTGACAGAGAATAATATTGTAGTGCTAATCGAAGCACTTACTCCGTTAGATTTCACAATTGACGAGAAATTGAAGTCACATTATGCTATTATAAAATCTTGGTCCAAAGATACATTTATAAATCAATTTCATATTTCTGCTATTACTAATACAAACTTTGAAAAACAGATAACAGATGACCTTGGTCGAGAAACAATGTTGTCTCCTGCTATTATTTCTGACAGAAGCAAGCGATATCAGTATTTTTGTGAAAATCTTAAGAAAATTCCAGAAACATTATCTGAAAAAATAGCCAGTCGACCAGGCAACCACTACTGGGTCAACAAACAAGATACAAGTTTTGGAGAAATTATTCAAGCACTTGTCGAACTTAAAAGATTTCCAATCCTTGTTGTATTTGACTCTTACGACACCAAGCATTATTTGACAGAATTAGAGAAATTAGTGGAAAGTTTGGAAGATCACGGATTCTATAATAACTTAGGAATTTATTTTAGGCTTCCGAATACAACTGAAGGTAAATTGTTTAATCAGTTTATTTCAAATAAATCTCTTAACGCACAAGTCAATAAAGAGACAGTGTTAGTGGGCATACAAAATGGAAAAATTCCGAAATTCTTGATAAAAAATGAATGGAAACCTATGTGTGTCGTTGGTGTCGGAACTCCGCTACGCAACAGTAAAACCGCAGTTTATTCTAACAACTGTGATTTAATTATAACCTATACCGATAAAGAACCTATCGTAGAAACGAGACATCAATGGCTGTAAAATTAACTATTCGAGATGAGGTAAACATTAAATTTGAAGGTTTACCACTTGAAGCTCGCAAAAAACTAGCTAATGCATTTAAGTATGAAATTCCATATGCACGGTATCATCCTGCATTTAAATTAGGTCGTTGGGATGGCATGGTTAGCTTGTTCGGCCTTGGTGGAACCGGTTATCTAAATCAATTAGAGACCATACTTGGCATCTTATCCCAGCAAGGAATTGAGATAGACGAGTTGGAAGATTTGCGAGAAATATCTGCTATTAATTTTGTACCTGTGACAGAAACATATTGGGCCGACCAAGGAAAAGTTTGGCCTGTAGGACATCCAAATGCTGGCAAACCTATTATGTTGCGAGATTATCAAGTAGAAGCAATTAACGCATTTTTAGAAAATACACAAGCACTACAGGAAATTGCCACAGGTGCTGGTAAAACAATTACAACTGCAACACTAAGTCAACTAGCTGAGAAATATGGAAGAACTATCACTATTGTCCCGAACAAATCACTTGTCGAACAAACAGAAGAAGATTTTATTAACGTTGGCCTTGACGTCGGAGTTTATTACGGCGACAGAAAAGACCTTAATAAAACACACACTATCTGCACTTGGCAAAGTCTCAACATCTTAGATAAGAAAAGTAAAAACCACGAGCAAGATGTACTTACGTTAGCAGAGTTCCTTGATAATGTTAAGACAGTCATTGTGGATGAAGTCCACATGGCAAAGGCAGAAGTTCTTAAAAATCTATTAACACAGAATTTGAATAACGCTTGTATACGATGGGGTTTGACAGGTACTGTGCCCAAAGAAAAGTTCGAAAGCGAAAGTATTTTTGCTAGTATTGGACCAGTCATTGGCGGAATTAAGGCGCACGAACTTCAAGAAAAAGGTGTGTTATCAAACTGTCATGTGAACATTGTTCAAATGATTGACTTAGCAGAATTTAAGAGTTATCCAGAAGAATTAAAGTATCTTGTTACTGATGATGACAGGATGATTTATATCAGTAAATTAATTAAAGGCATATCTCAATCAGGCAACACATTAGTTCTAGTTAATAGAATTGATTCAGGCAAATTTCTAATAAATGAACTTGAGGATGCTGTTTTTGTATCCGGCGAAGTTAAAACTAAGGATCGAAAAGAAGAATATGACGAAATTAAAACAAGTACTAACAAGATTATTGTGGCGACTTACGGTGTGGCCGCTGTGGGTATTAATATTCCTCGTATTTTTAATTTGGTTCTTCTGGAGCCCGGAAAGAGCTTTGTCCGAGTTATACAAAGCATTGGGCGCGGTATTAGAAAGGCAGAAGATAAGGACTTCGTCCAAATCTGGGATTTAACATCCACTTGTAAGTATGCAAAAAGGCATCTTACAGAACGAAAGAAATTTTACAAGGATGCCAAATATCCGTTTACTATCGAGAAAACGGATTGGCGATAATTAAGGAATATGCAAATATTAACATTAGAAAACACAACTTTTTCTCTAAACAATTTACCAGACGAAGTAGATGAAAATACTAGATTTGCTGTCTTAGACAACAGCGACCCGAAGGAACCTGACTTTTTCTTCATGCCGCTGATATTCTTGGAAAGCTTCAACGCACCAGCAATGGTATTACGTATAGGTGATGATGAAGTTGCTATGCCTATTGATTGGTGCATAGCAGTTGGAGATAGCAGTAGTGCTAGCGACATCGAAATATTGCCATTGACTAGTTTAAATGACAGGGGATTCGAAGCATTAGTTTTTAATCCACTTAGTAGC